CAACCGAGATAACCTGGAGCGCGCCGGAAACCGGCCCGTCCACGCCACTTACGCGATCGTAGAACCTAGTCACAGGCATGTGGTACCCTCCTTACGGTTAGGCACCCTGGCCGCCGACGACGTTACGCCAGTCGGCAGCGCCACGGCTGAGACGATAGGTCATCTTCGACTTCATGTTACCGGTGTCGAAGTCGAGCGTGTGGTCCGTGACCGGCTCCTGACGCCAGTAGCACAGCAGCCGATGCTGGCTCGGCTCGCTCACCACGAACCAGTCGTCGTCGCCGGTCAGGTACTTGGACATGACCACGGCCATCGAGAGCTGGTTCAGGGCGTTGACGGCGTTGGTCGCCGTATCGGAACGGAGCTGCGACTTCAGGATCTCGAACGCGATCCAACGCAGCTCGACGGGGATCAGCAGCTTGGCCGGGCTCGCCTCGATGGGCAGCGACCGGTCATCCACCATGCCGTCGAACAGGTTGATGGCGCTCTCCAGGTTGGCCTGAGAGAGGTCACCAGAGATCAGGTTGTCGTAGGTACCGCCGCCGATGAGCAGGTGGTCTTCGTCGAAGACGTACAGGCCGTCGGGCGTGGTCTCAGACGTGAAGCCCAGGTTGTACAGGTTCCAGAGGTACGTCTCGATCGACACACGAGCCGCACGCGCGAGAGCCGGGGCAGCATTCGAGATGTGCCCGTCCAGATCGTCGTCCATGGCCTCCATGGTGATCTGGTAGCCCTTCGCGAACGTCAGGTGCGTGAACCGCTTGTCGTACGCCTGGAGGATGGTATCGTAGTCGACCTTCGCGCCCTCGGACTTCTGACTGAACTGGCCGAAGCCGGTCAGCCCCGTGGTCTCTTCGTACGCGCGACTGGAGTCACGGACGTTGAAAGCCTCGGGATAAGTCAGGGACGGAGCGTCGAACTGCTCGAACATGATCTCGTCGATGTACGCCAGACGCGACGCGAAGAGATCGGTATAGCGAGCGCGGAGCATAACGTTGCCGACACTAGCCATGATTCACTTCCTTTCTTCGCGTTAGGTGATACGCGTACTGGTGTTCGCGAACATGTGGGCCTTGTCAGTGATCTTCACGACCCACTTGGCATTGGCAGCGTCCTGATCGTTGTCCTGGGCGTTCCAAGGACGACGGATCTGGCACACGTCGAACGCGGCGTAGGTGGAGGTCAGCTCACTGGTGTCCAGCTCGCTCTTGCTCTGAAGGGTAGTCGCGTTGCCAGTGACCGCAGTCAGGTTGGCGTAGCGACCAGGAGCCAGGGCCGGGGTGGAGACGGCGCTGTCACCCTGGATCAAGAACTCCTGTTCCGGATCGTCGTACACGAGCACTTCGGTCTGGCTCGCGCCGCAGTAAGCGGCTGCCACACCGATGACGTTGTACGCGTGCGCAGCCGTAGTACCATTAAAGGCGGCCGGGCCGCTCTCCAGCAGTACCAGCATCGCGCCCTCGTAGATCACCGACGTACCCGAGCGGGTATAAGCAGTGATCCGGGGAGCGGAACCGGCGACGCCATTGCCAACGGGCCGAAGGCCCAGAGGGGCATCAACGTTAGCCATTGAGGTTACTCCTCGTCAGGATGGAAGAGACGAGTCCTGTGACCTCCTTCGGGCACGGGTGTCTCTGTCCGTGGTTTGAATCCACCGGTTGGACGGGGCTCATCCTTCACGCCGTCGCCGAAGGTCTCGACGCCACGGCCCATCGCAGAGTTCGCGCGCGCGTTAGCGGCTAGCTGCTTGCGCAGTGCCTTGTGCTCGCGTTTCTGCTGGCGTGCCATCCAGATCTCTTCGTCGATCATCGCTAGGACGCTATCCGTACCCCGACGGACGTAGTTGTCTTGCTTCTCGATACCCACCATCTTCGCCGGCGGGCTAGGGATGTACTGTTCGATGTTCTTGCCGATCTCGCTGTCCCACGTGACCGGTTCCCATCCTTTCCATCCCTTCTCGTCGCGAATGCGCGGGTTCTTCCAACCGAGTTTCTTTCCTTCGGGATGGTTCAGAATCTTGTGCGGGTTCGTTGTATCGAACGGATCGTGAAACACCTTCGGCTCCGGGCCACGATAGGTACCGTTGGCCTGCTGGCTGTCGATGAGCGCCTCCATGCGTGCAAGCCGCTCCTCCATGTCAGCCTGCTTGTTCATCAGCGCCTGGTTCTCTTCGGTGAGTTCCTCGTTGCGCGCTGCGGCCTGCTCCAGCTCATCCTGGATCTCGGCCTTCGTCGGATTCTTCTCGGTCATGGCCTATTATCCTCTCGTGAACAGGTCGATGTTGTCCTTATACTGCTTCGTCCGCTTGGCGATTCGGGCGAGCTGCTCCTTGGTGAACTTGCGTCCCGGCATGGCGTTCGCCAGCCGATTCTGGATCGTCTGGTGCTCCTCACTGCTGAGGTCCACCTGATCGTCCTTGCGCGGCGTGGGCCGGCTGGTACGTCCGCTCTGGACGCCACCGGGCTCCCGCCGGTTCACCTGCGGCCGGAATGTCTGCGGGCTTGTGCCCAGCTCCAATCCTGCCTCGTTTGCAGCATCGAGAACCGCTCGCGGGTTCTTATCAGCACTCGGTCCCATCTCCTGGAGGATACGGTTCGTGACCTGCCAGAACTTCGACGACTTGTCGTGCAGCTCGGGCCACCGGGAGAATGCCTGCTCGTTCGCCTTCTGCTCGCTCTGCTTGAACGACTGCGTCTGCTGGAACTTGGAGAGCTTGGCATCGACTCGCGCCTCTGCCTTCCGCTCGATGAGGTACGCCTCGAACGCTGCCTTCTGCTCCTCGGGCACGTTCGCGCGCATCTTCTCCAAGTCCTCCACGCTCATCTCGTCCAGCGTCTGCGGCTCGGACTTGCGGGTAGGCTCGGGTGAAGGTGTGTTACGGGCGTTCGCCAGCTCTTCGCGAAGGGAACGTAACTCGGCCAACATGGCCTGGCTATCACGCTCCATCTTCTCGTACTTGCGCTGGAACTCACCTCGCACATTGTCGAGACTCCGACCGTCCTTACCTTCCTCGCTGGGCTCACCCTCTACGGCCTCGTCACCTGCGGCCTCCGGGTTAGGGTCAGCATCCTGCGGGTCCAGATTCAGGTCAGTCTCAGCCGGTGCGCTGGGCACCGAATTAGCAGCATCGTCCAATCGGGACATTGCAAGCCTCCTAGCGGGTTACGCCCGCCAACCGTCCAGAGGAGACAATCTACAGTCTACGCCTTACGGCGTTCGCGTTTGGGTTTCCATCCCATCTTTCGGAGCGCGCCGTACACATAACGGTCGGCCCGCTCACCCTTTAGCCCGAGCTTCCGTGCCTTGGCTTTCAGAGCTTGTTCAGCCTTCTTCGGCATGACTCTACCGCCACTTGCCTTTCTGGCGGCGGCTGGCACGCTCCTGCGCGGCCACAACAGACGTGCCTTCTTGCATGGTCCTGGGTCCGCCGCGCTGGAGGATCAACCTCGCACGCTGCTGTCGGGCGACTTCGCCCTTGAGCTTGCGGGCACGGCTCTTCTCTCGGAAGTAGCTCTTGATACTCTTGAGCATCAGTCCTTCTTTCGCAGTTCGTCGATCGCGTTCAGTATCAATCCCATTCCGGTAGCGATACCCGCACGAAACCGAACCTCCATCGGGTCGTACTCCTTGGCCTGCGCCTTGCGAAGCACTTCTTGGTCTGCCCGCTCGCGGTGACGGTCAAGTTCCGTCAGAAGAACGTGTGCCAGCGGGTGGCTGAGGTATTCCCTCATATCGTCTAGGTTCACTGCACGCCTCCCTCCAAGGCGTCGAGGTCAGTGCCGCCAGCCTGCGACATGCCGGTCGGGACGTTGTTGCCTTGCCCCGGCGCGACAGCCTGCTGGCCGGCCTGCATCTGCTGCTGCATGAACTCCATGTGCTCACGCTTGTGCATGGCCCACAAGATCACGCGGTCCTCCGGCATCTGCTCGAAGGCCGGCGTCCGCTCGAACTGCTCCATCACCTGAAGATGCTCGGCGTGCTGGTCCGTCGGCAGCGCATGCACAGGCAGCCCGTGCAGGATTCCCATGTTCTCGTCGCGCTGCGACATCGGCGGATGCTGGTAGGCACCCTGGCCGGGCAGCGCCGGGATCAGCCGGTCGATGTCCACGCCCTCGGACCAGTGTCGTAGGAAGTCCTTCAGCGCCTCGCGGCGCACGTTCGGATCCTGACTGTAGTCCGGGTGGGTCATCACCGTGTTGTACCGCACCTGCGAGACCTGGCGCAGCACTTCCCGGTTGGTGTTCACCGTGTTGCCAGTGAAGCCGAATACGTAGCGGCCACGCAGCTCGTCGCGCGTTACCTTGCGGCGCTCGATCCCCTGCTCGCCAGTCACGTAGAGCCATCGCTCGTCCGGCATGTACTCCTGGTAGAGGCCCATCAACTGATGCATGACCTCTTCCCAGCCGGTACGCTGCCAGCGGGTGATGATATTGTCGAGCTGGATGTTGCCCTCGCTGAGCAGCGCCAGCGTGCCACGCGCCGTGCGCGGGGCGTTGCGTACCTGCGGACTACCGGCCACCATCGGGCTGATCGTCACGCGGTCTGCGAAGAGCAGCAGCGTGTCCATGGCGGACAGGTTGGCTAGCGGCTCCTGCATGAACTTCGGGAAGACGATCCCGTTGGTGTCTGCGATCGGCACACCCTCGCCGGGGCGGACGCCCTTCATCACGCCGGGATCGACCATGGTCGCGGCCGGCACGTAGAAGAAGAATGGGTTGTTGATCAGCTCCTGGTTGTTGTTGACGAAGTTGACGATCGTGTTGACTTCGAGGTTGATCGCCACCAAGATCTCGCCCATGCCGATTCCGTAGAACCGGTCCGAGACCGACTGGTACTTCAGCGTCGCGAACGGCCGGCGCTCATGTGGCATCAGCGCGCTGAGGAACTCGGCGCTGACGATGGTACCCAGCTTGGCCGAGACGATGTACACCATCTCGATCGGTTCGCCGTCTCCGTCCACGTCGTCGCAGATGTAGACCTCGTAGAACAGCAGCCGATTGTAGTCGGTCGATGGATCCTCTTCGCCGGACCCCTGGCGGCTAGCCGTCTGGAACTGCTGCTCCTTGACGCCCTCGCCGATGACGCGGTCCTTCTGCCGCTTGAGATCCTCGTTATCCTCGGACTCTTCCTGGCGCGTCTCCTTCGCGGAGAGCAGCCGGTCGAGATCCTCTTCGTCGATCTGGAACTCGCCGCTAGCAGCGCGGCGCTCGATTTCCGGCTTCGTCAGCCAGAACTGATGGGCCACCCAATCGGCCGTCTGGAGATCCTGCGTGCGGAACGGGACGATCAAGTCCTCGTGTTCCATGACCTCCACGAACGGGGAGTCATATTTCAGCACCTTGCGATAGACGTAGACATCGATCTCATCGATATATTCGCTGGGGCGGAAGACCAGGTGGCCCTCGTGACGCCGACGTGCGTCGATGAACGTGATGTCGAAGGCCAGGCCGACCAGGTCGATGATCGGCGAGCCTTCGGGATACTCGTGCTGGTGCTGCTCACGGTCCGTCTCGTCCGCCGTCAGCAGGCCGTGGATCTTGTTCTCCGTCGGCGCGCCGAAGATCTCCAGCATCAGCTCGTCCGGGCTCTTCACTCGCATCTGCTGGACGACCTCGCCTAGCGCGTCCGGCTCACCGGCTCGATAGACGGCCTTGAGGCGATGTACCTCGACCGTCTTCTTCCAGCGTCGGTCCCAGCGGATCTTGACCGTAGACTGGCCGTCGCGTAACGTGTTGCGGAACCAGTCCTCCGTGGTCTCGAAAAAGCACGGATTAACGTCCTCAGCCAAGCCCCAATTGAGCATCTTCTCGGCATTGTCCGTCTCCTCCGGCATGTACTCGTCCGGCACCCGCCGCACGTGGACTACCGGCTCCGCGCCCCAGAAAGCGTTCATGAGCTTGGGTACCGAGTTCTCGATCTTCTCCAGCATCACTGGGAGATGAATATCGCTGGCACCGTCCCACGGCAGATTGCCGATGGGATCCTTGTCGTTGAAGTACAGCGACCGGACCAGCATCAGCTTCTCGTCCAGCGGCGCACGATCGCGCACGGCCTGGTCGATCTCGTTGCAGAGCCACCGGCCTCGCTCGCGCTTGAACTCGCGGTCTAGCATCAAAGGCATGTTGGCTCCTACGCGTGCCAGAAAGGTTTACGGTGGACCGGATGCGGCACACCCTGTGGCTTCTTGCGGCGTTCTTGGATCCGCTGGCGCATGAAGCGGCCGATCGGCGAGCCCTTGGACTTGGGTAGCGGGCCGTGCTTGACCTTCTTCAGCGGCAGCGGGCCAGGTCGGCTCTCGCTGTCGAACTTCGGCTTCTTGACGGGCTTGTACTTCGGCATAGCCGCTCCTAGTCCGTGATGACCAGCTCCACCGTGGCTTGGTTGGTCGTGCTCTCGTTCTGTACGTACAGGTGGGTGAAGCTGCCGACGAGCAGCACCGCGCCGTGCTCCTTGATCGTCCACAGACGCGTGTTGACGTCGAGGGCGACCTTAATATCGCGGTCCGTCTGCAAGAATAAACATTCGCCCGTAGAGACTCCGGCCATGTCAACTTCGCTGGGCGAGGACATATTTGTGGCCAATATGACTCGTTGGTGGGTGCTTTCCGTGTAGTCTTCGTTCGGCTCGTAGAACACCTGGTCGTACAAGTCCGCGCTGTCGCGGATCAGCCGAACACGTGCCCGGAGTGTGCGCTTCAGGGCGTCAGCCATTACTTACCTCCGTAGCCGGTGCGTAGCCCCGGCATCATGATTTGCGAACGCCCGCGCAACTGGTCGTCTTCTTCACGCGCCTGTTGGGCTTCGGCATGATGTTGCAGGCTCTTCAGCCGGTGGTAGTCCAGCCGGCCCTGATAGTAGTAGCGAATGCAGTCGATGGCATCGTCGTGCGTCTTGCGGTACGCGTCCTTCTCGCCCATCAGGTCGCGCTGCTTGTCCGACTGCCAGTCGTCAAACGAGAAGTTCATGAAGTCGGACTTAGTCTTCGGGCAGCAGTTGAAGACCATCAGCATCGGCTCGTCCCACTCGAACGGGCCGCGTTCCAGCGCGTCCTTGATGGCGTCGTAGCCGGCCTGGGCATTGCGCTTCTGCGCCAGGTGGCAGAACAGCCCGTGCTGGCCGAATTGCATCCGGACCGTCTCGCCGCTCGTCTTCTCCTGCTCCTGGGCGCTGGTGTCGATCAGCCGCAGGACGACGGGCTCGCGCCCGAGGTCAGTCTTCTCCAGCCGGTGGATCTCGTCCGCGACCTTGGCGACCGTGTCAAGCCGGCGTTCCCACAGCTCACGGTACACGTACGCCTGGTTGTCCGGGTTCACCGCGATCCACAGCACCATGAGTGGCTTGCGCGGATGCGGGTCGATGATGCAGACCCTCGGCCAGCTAGGCGGGATCTTGAACGGCTCGATCCAGTACGGCTTGCGCGGCTTCCAGGTCTTGTAGACCCGGCCGGCCAGGCTCAGGAACTGCGCGTGAAGCCGGGCTTCGAGTTCGTCCTCACGCAGGTCGGACAAGAAGTCCTCGATGGCCTGGCGCGAGAGGTAGCCGCCGTTCTCGATGCAGTTGTCCCAGATGGAGAACTTGAACATGTAGACGCCGGATCCTGGGACTTCCGCCCGCTCCACGATCTTCTCGTTGAGCCAGAACGCGCCCAGCGGCGTCATCGTCATCCAGAGATGGCCGTCGTGATCCACCAGACCACGTTTGAGGCCCGTGTACTTCCGCTGGCCGCAGGGCTCATCGATCCACACCCAATGGTGGTTCGGCCCCTCGAACGCCATGTCCTTCTGGTCGTCCGAGTGCAGGAAGATCTGGGAGCCGTTCGTCAATTCAATCTCGTTGACGATCCCACGCGAGTTCCGCCCGTACTTCTTGACCAGGTGCTTCGGCAGGTACAGTTCGAGCTTCGGGAGGATCGTGTGCTGGACCGCTTGCTCGAAGTTCTGCGCGAGGATACGACCACGGTTTGGAACGGGAATAGGCTCGTCATTAGCAAGGCGTACGCGGTACAGTGGA